CTGAAGACCTATGACGCTGTAGCGACATTCCCGATCACCAAAGCCGTCCGGGTGAAAGCCCGGAACCGGGAAGAGGCGATCGAGAAGGTCGCACGAGCTGTCCGGCAGAGCTATGGCGTCGCCTCGAGGGACATCTCCATGTGGGTCCCCTTCCTGGAGGGGGACCAGCAGTGACCGTGAAAGCTGATTTCTGCCCGTTCTGCGGAAACAACGCCGACGATGCCATCGAGGGTGTCGTGGTCATGACCCACACGAGGCACCTCGACCTGTGGTGGGCATTTGTCAAATGCCAGCACTGTAGCGCCTGTGGCCCGACCTATGGAGAGGAGAGCCGAACAGATGCCATCGAAGCGGCGGTCAAGGCATGGAACGACTCCGGCCGACCGGGGTGGTGGGATCGCAACATCACGCGGCGTTGGGTGCAGCTTCGCTATGACCTGTCGCTTCTCACGGATCGCGTGAGCCAATGGATTAAAGGAGGATGGACGTGACCGACCCCAAATACAACCATGCCTACGACTTTGCCTTCGAGGTGAAGACCGACAGTCCGGCAAAGGCAGTCACTGCTGCCGAGATCCGGGCTGCCTTGCTGGAGCGAGCCAACCGGCTCACCGATGAGGAGATCCTGGACGCCTGTCAATGCTTCGACAGCAACGCCTGGGCTGACTTCATCGAGAACGCTGAGATCGAGGTCGTCTCTGGCATGAACCCCGACCGTTGGGGACCCAACGGGGAGGATCTGTTTCAACCCCCCACAGGAGACACCAATGGGTGACCGGACAACTTGCACTCTCTGGCTCTCAGCAACAGCGGCCGAGAACCTGAGGGACACCATCGCAGCCCTGTATTGTGAGCCTGATGAGGCTCAACACGGGTGCCTCATCTTCAACGAGGTCAATTACGGATACCTCCCACAGGAATTGGCACAGGCCCTTGACGAGCAAAAGATCGACTTCATCTGGTTCTGGCAAGATGGCGGTGGATACCCACCCGGCATGGAGATCCACTGCGATGGAGAAATCGCGGAATGGAACTGTAACCGGGACGGGGACATCATCCTTACCGTGGACGAGATCAAAGATCCGGTCATGGTGACCTCAGCCTTGGAGTGGGACGAGATCTGTAGCCGGATCATCCAGAGCGCCATTCCCCCCGAGACGGAACCACCGGCATGAACGACCACAGTCCGCAATCCCCGCGGCGGAGCTATGCCCTGGTGGCCCTGCTCGTGCTCTATACCGACAAGGATGGAGTGCGGCACCAACACCCCATGAACCTGATGACCGATCTCTCGATCGGCTATCTCGGCATGGCCGGCATCACCATGCTGCAATCTGCAGCCACCACCCAGGCACTCGAGCAGCTGCCTGACAAGGAGATCACCGTGACCAACGTGGTGATCACCAACCTCATCCCCATGGGGAACCTGACGCTGCACGAGCTGCGACACAACCCCTTCCAATCGAAGCTCCATTCCTGAGAGGGAACTATGGAACGTAAACCCAAATGGTGCGTCGAGGTCTGTAAGAACCCAGGCGTCAACCTCACCACCCACACGTTGAAGATTTCCAACCTCTCCGAGGCCCAAGTCGCCTTCCTTCGCTGCAGGTTGCAGGAGGACAGCGAGATCGACCCTGTGGGAGACTGGGGCTTCAAAAAGAAAGACGGGGATCTGCAGACCTTCGGCAGGGGTGTGGCAAACGAGATCGAGAAACAAGGATTTTGAACCATGCACTTCTTCTCCAAGATTGAGAACGCCTTCGTGCTTCTCAGGACCGCAGGGGTCTATCGACAGGCAGACCTCTATCGCCGCGGGGAGCATCTCTTCGCCAAGGCCGGTGCCGGTTACATCCGGCTCGGCATCTCGGGGGAAACCTCCGCCCCCAGGACCCATTGGCTCGAGATCGACCCTGGTCAGGACGCAGGCAATCTCGATACCCGCAATGGGATCATGCCGGCCTGGCTCCCCACCAAATCCAAGAAGCCCTCCAAGCTCAAGGCAGCTTGAACCAAGAAGGAACCTGCATGTCTGCAGATATTGAAACCCGCCTCCGCAAGACCGTCTCGGAACACCTGGGCATCCATCCCGAGAGCATCAACGTGGACTCCCACTTCATCGACGATCTCGGCGCCGACAGTCTCGACACGGTCGAGCTGGTCATGGCCTTCGAGGAAGAGTTCGACATCGAGATCTCCGACGAGGAGTTCGAGGAAGTTCAGACCTTCGGTCAAGCCTTGGCTCTCGTGACCAAACTCGCAGCCTGACAAAGGCTGTCACCCCTTGGGTGCTCCCGAGGTTTTTTTCTTGGTTTGTGGTCTGCCATAGGATACCACATCACACCGCACCACACCGATAGGAGCACCCATGACTCTCTCCAATGTCACCAATATTCCTTTGCCGCTGGCCGTCTGGCTGGCCGGAGATGGCTACGATTTCAAACGTGGCACCCGCAAAGCCATCTCGGCGACCTCCCTTCTGAAGGGTGTCCGCAAGATCCTCCTCGAGGAGCGTCTGCGGGAAGAGGACAAGCTGGAGGTGGACATCTCCCAGCTCATTGCCTCCCGCCTTGGACACACGATCCATGATGGGATCGAGAAGGCCTGGACCCAGGACTATGCCAACGCCATGAAGGCCCTTGGCTACCCGGAGACCATGATCGAGCGAATCCGCATCAACCCGGAACCATACGAGCTCCGTGCCCGGAACGACATCATCCCGGTCTACCTGGAGCAACGCACCGAGAAGGACTTCATGGGCTATGCCATCACCGGCAAGTTCGACATGGTCCTTGACGGGGTGCTCCACGACTTCAAATCCACCTCCACCTTCGCCGCCGTCCATGGCTCGAAAGACGAGGACTACCGGCTCCAGGGCTCGATCTATCGCTGGCTCAACCAGGACAAGGTGACCGCCGATCACATGGTCATCAACTTCATCTTCACCGACTGGTCGAAGGCTGAAGCCCGGCGCCGCCCGGATTACCCGCAGCAGCGGGTCATGCCTCACCCGCTTCCGCTCTACTCGATCCCCGAGATCGAGAACTGGATGCGGAACAAGATCCGTGCCCTGGAAGCAGCGGCCGATCTCCCGGAAGACCAGATCCCCCATTGCACCGAAGAGGAGCTGTGGCGATCGGACCCGGTCTTCAAATATTTCTCGGACCCGGCCAAGGCGCTGGACCCGAACGCCCGGTCCACCAAGAACAGCCCCACCATGCTGGAAGCCCAGCAATACATGGCTTCCAAGGGTGGCAAGGGTGTCATCGTCGAGGTGCCCGGCAAGGTCAAAGCCTGTAATTACTGCAGTGCTTTCCCCATCTGCGGACAAAAGGACCTCTACGATCTCGAATGAGTCACGAACCATAGGAGCAGCTACAGTGTTCGATCTGCACAAGGTCCCCCATCACAAGGCCATCGAGGGCATCACGCAGCTTGTCTGCGCTGAGGTGGGCAACAAGGATGCGGCCTTCTTCCGGCCCATGGTGGCCTATCATCTCATGGTCACGGCCGCCACGATGCGGGCGCAGCTCAAGACCCATGACCGTGGTGACATCCCGGTCAACGGCTATGTCGTCGCCCTCTCGACCTCCGGCTCGGGTAAGGGTCACGGCATGGGCGTCCTGGAGAACATCATCTTCAAGGACTTCCGCCGCACCTTCATCGACTACACCCTGCCCCAACTGGCTGAGTCCGCGATCTGGAAACACGCCATGGGCCGGGCTGCCAAGAATGGCACCGAGGAACAGTTCGAGTATGACAAGCTCGCTGCCGAATACGAACGGGCTGGAGAGTATCTCTTCAGCTTCGACGATGCCCACTCGTCCGCGGTGAAGCAGTTGCGGGAGAAGCTCCTAATTTCCCAGGCCGGCTCGCTCAACTTCATCGTGGACGAGATCGGGTCGAACCTCGACAAGATCGCCCCCACCATGCCGGTCTTCCTCGAGCTCTACGACCAGGGTCTTGCCAAGCAGAAGCTCTACATGAACTCGGCTGACCGCAAGCGGACAGCCCAGATCGAGGGCAAGACCCCCACGAACATGATCCTCTTCGGCACCCCCTCGAAGCTCTTCGACGGGGGCAGCACCGAGGATCGGTTCTATGAGATGTTGGAGACGGGCTTTGCCCGGCGCTGCATCTTCTCGCTGGGCCATCCCAATCCAGCCTACCACAACATGACGGCCGAGGAGCAATACGACGCTCAGTCGGACCCGACCAAGAAGGCCGAGCTTCAGGCTTGGGCTGATCACCTCGCCTCTCTCGCCGACACCACCAAATACGATCAGATGATCGAGGTTCCTCGTGAGGTGGGCATCATGCTCATCGAATACCGGAACTGGTGTGATGCTCGGGCCTCCGAGATGCCGGAGCACAACGACATCCGCAAAGCCGAAATGGCCCACCGCTACTTCAAGACCCTGAAGCTGGCGGGCGCCCTGGCCTTCGTGGAAGAGGCCCCTGCCCTGACCGAGGACCTCCTTCTCGCAGCCATCAAGCTGGTCGAGGAGTCCGGCGAGTGCTTCCAGGCAATCCTCTCGCGGGAGAAGCCCTACATGAAGCTGGCTCGCTACATCGCGGCCATGGAGACCGAGCTGACCCACGCCGACCTTGCAGAGGAGCTTCCCTTCTACAAGACCGGCACAGGCCCCCGGAACGAGCTCCTGACGCTGGCGACGGCATGGGGCTACAAGCATCATATCATCCTGAAGCGTCGCTACATGGATGACGTGGAGTTCTTCTCAGGTGAGGCCCTGAAGAAGACTCAGCTCTCGGAGCTGCACCTGGCCCACTCGGAAGACTGGACCCAGGGCTACACCCCGGAGCTTGCACCCTTCGACCAGCTCGATCGACTGGTCACCCTGCCGGACTACAACTGGACGGCCCACGCCTTCAAGGATGGCCACCGTCTCGGCGATAACGCGATCCCAGGCTTCAACCTGGCCGTCTTCGACATCGACGGCACGACCAGCCTGGAACTGGTGCATGAGCTCCTGGAGGACATGTCCTTCATGACCTATACCACCAAGCGCCACACGCCGGCCTCTAACCGCTTCCGTCTGATCCTGCCGATGAACTACCATCTGAAGCTCGATCGGGAGGAATACCGGGAGTTCATGGACAACCTCATCGAATGGCTCCCTTTCGAGGTAGACATTGATGCGGCCCGTGACATCGCCCGCAAGTGGGCCACCAACGAGCATGCCCTGGTTCATCTGAACCAAGGTGAAAAGCTCCTGGATGTGCTCCCCTTCGTGCCCCGGACCAAGCGGAACGAGCAGCGTCAGGCAGACCTGAAGCAGCAGACCAAGGAGCTGGGATCCCTCGACAGTCTGGAACGGTGGTTCGCTCACCGCTTCATGGACGGGGATCGGAACAACGCCATGCTGAAGTTCACCCTCGCTCTGGTGGACTCGGGCATGGATTACATCGAAGTCGAGAGCAAGGTCTTCGCCTTCAATGCCAAGCTCAAGAACAAGCTCGACAAGGACGAGCTGCGCCGCTCGGTGCTGGTGACCGCCAACAAGCGCATCCAGGACCGTCGGGCAGCTGGCCTCTGACACTCCCCCGGCCGCAGCCACATGGCTCTGGCCGGGGTCTCTGAGCCCCGAACGAGGGCTGTTTTTGGGGTGTGTGCCCCATAGCGAAAGGAACCATAGGCATGAGTGCCACGAACGACCAGCTCGTTCTCGTCGCAGGCGAGAGCGGCTCTGGCAAGTCAGCCAGCCTGCGGAACATCCGCAATCAGGAGAAGTGGGTCTACCTGAACTGCGAGGCCGGCAAGCGACTGCCCTTCCGCAACAAGTTCATCTCGGTCACGATCACGGATCCCTACGAGATCTTCGACTACTTCCAACAGGCCATGGACAACCCGGACAAGATCGACGGGGTCATCATCGACACCATCACCTTCCTGATGGAGATGTTCGAGTCGATCCACATCAACCGGGCAGCCGACACCCAGAAAGCCTGGGGCGCCTACTTCCAGTTCTTCAAGGAGCTGATGCAGGAGAAGGTCGCAGCCTTCGGCAAACCGGTCGTCATCCTGGGCCATACCCTGACCACCTATGACCAGAAGTCCTTGTCGAACAAGGTCTCGGTCCCGGTCAAGGGCGCCCTGAAGAACAACGGCATCGAAGCCTATTTCTCGACTGTCGTGGCGACCAAGAAGATCGAGCTCTCGGATCTCGCCAAGTTCGACCAGAACCTGCTGACGATCACGCCCGAGGATGAGGCCCTGGGCTACAAGCACGTCTTCCAGACCCAGCTGACCAAGTCCACCACCGGGGAGCGGATCCGGTCCCCCATGGGCATGTTCCGTCAGGATCAGACCTTCATGGACAATGATGTCCAAAAGCTGATCGACCACCTCGACGAATACTACGGCGTCGCGGCCTGATTTCTGGCCGCACACCAAATCACACCACACCACGCTTCATCACGGAGAACACGATGAGCAAACTCTTTGGCAACCTGAAGAACGACGGTCTTGAAGAGGCCGGTGACCGCCTGGGCGGAGGCCGTGAGCCCCTTGCCTCGGGTCTCTATGACGGAACCATCAAGGTGGCCTATGCTGGCCAGTCCACGGGCGGCGCCCACAGCATCACGCTGGTCCTCGACGTGAACGGCCAGGAAGTCCGCTCGACTCAGTGGGTCACCAACAAGGCCGGCGAGAACTTCTATGCCGACAAGCAGGACTCGAAGAAGAAGCACCCGCTGCCCGGCTACACGCTGATCAACGACATCTGCCTCTTCGCCACCGGGGAAGAGCTGTCGGAACAGGACACCGCGATCAAGGTCGTCAAGATCTATGACTTCGACCAGAAGCAGGATGTCCCGACCGAGGTCGCTGTGCTGACCGGCCTGACCGGCAAGCCGGTCCATCTCGGCATCTTGAAGGTCATCGAGACCGTCCAGAAGAAGGGCGACGATGGCAGCTACCAGGACACCGACAAGACCCGCACGTCGAACGAGATCGACAAGGCCTTCCACCCGGAGACCCATCGCACGGTCACCGAATACCAGAAGGAAGTGGCAACCCCCGAGTTCCACACCGCCTGGGGTGAGCGCAACACGGGCAAGGACCGCGACAAGACCAAGGGCGGCGGCAGTGGTGCCGGAGCCTCTGGTTCGGGCCGTCCTGGCAATACCAATGCCCCGCCGACCGCGAAGAAGAAGCTCTTCGGCTGATGCTCCTTGTGGGGATCGACCCTGGGTATTCAGGAGCCATTGCGCTCCTGGATACCATCACCGGGCGGGTCACAATCCACGACATGCCCACGACTCCCAACCCCAAGGGAAAGCCCGAGCTCAACCTCCACCGACTGGGCGAGATCCTGAAGCCGGACCTGGATGGCTACTGCCCCGAGACCTGCATCGCGGTGCTCGAGAAGGTGGCCACCATGCCCGGTCAGGGGATCTCGTCCGCCTTCCGCTTCGGCCAGGGCTACGGAGCCATCGAGATGGCTCTCGTCGGCTATGGCTGGGAACGGAACTACGTCACCCCCACCACCTGGAAGAAGCACTTCAAGCTCTCTTCCGACAAGGGGGTCAGTCGCTCTCTGGCGATGCAACGCTTCCCGCACTCGGCCGATCTCTTCGCCCGTGTGAAGGATGACGGACGTGCCGAGGCTGCCCTCCTGGCTCTCTACGGCCGTGAGGTCATCCTCCCTGCCCAAGGGCGGGCTGTCACTTGACAGCTCCCCTGAACCACAACAACCCACCCAACGGAGCTGCCATGCAGATCACCCTCTCTGAAGACGAAATCCAACAGGCCGTCGTGGCCTTTGTCCGCGGCCAGATCACCATCGCCGAGAACCAGCAGATCGACGTGAACTTCACGGCCGGTCGGGCACCGAATGGTCTGACTGCCACGCTGCAGATCTCGACGGTCGTGGCATCCCAGGCCAAACCCATGGCTCGCTCCATGGGGCAAGTCGGCGGCACCAAGGCTCCGGCACCCGTCGCCAATATCTCGACCGGCGAAGAGCGGGTCCCGGTGATGGACACCGCCCCGGATGCTGACCCGGCCCAGGAGGTCGAACAGGACGAGCCCGCGTGTGCGGAGGAAGAGCCCGCCACCGAAGAGCCGCTGCTGGTGAAGAAGACGGGTCTCTTCTCGAAGGCGACCACGGCCAATGTCGATGAGGCGCCGGAAGCGGTTGAAGATGAGAAGCCGGCTGCCAAGTCGATCTTCTCGAAAACCGCCTGATCCATCCGGCCTGACACGACAAGGAAGCACCCTCCGGGGTGCTTCCTCTTTTCCCCACCCTCAGGAGGATCGGATGTCCATCATCCCTCGCACTGAACTTACCCCCGAGACCATGGAGGATCCCCTGCTGCTGACCCAGTATCTTTTCGGGGAAGCCATGGTCTCTCTCGGAACCATGCCGCAGAACCGCATGACAGCCCTGGCCAAGACCAAGCTGGAGGAAGGCTACTTCTGGCTCCTTGCCGCAGGAGCCCAATCGGCATGATCAGGATCATCGCCACTCTGGGCTATGTGCTCGTCGTCATCGGCGTGATCGGGATTGTCCTCGGCACCACTGTGCTTTTGGTGCAACAGCTTCTGCTGCTCGGCATCTTGCTCCTGGTCGGAGCCGGTATCTGGAAGTTCTGGAGTTCGCCTGAATAGGCACCCTGAAATAGCAGAAGCCCCCTTGCCCGTGATTCAAGGGGGCTTCTGTTTAAGTCTCTCGGAGGTCTTTGGGAAAACTGGCTCGAGATCCTGCAGCCACCATATCTAGGGTCACCTCTAGGTTTAACCCCAAATCGGCCGGACTTCCGTCCGAGTGCAATTCACTTGCCTTTTGGACAGGCCAGATTAAATCTGGAAACATGATCAATTCAGGTCACGTTCCGGTAATTCGGAGAGGTATCCGCCAAGATGACTGCCCTCCTATCGACTGCATCCCTGCCTCCAGTGCTTCATCAGGTCAGCCTGAACACCGGGGAGATCAGGCATCGAGATCGAGCCATCATCCCCATCGACATCCTGCCGGGTGCCCTGGAAGCCATCCACCGCATGGTTCAGAAGAATACCTGCATCCCCATGTCCTTTGATGGGGGGGACTGGCTCCTGGCCGGACATGCCGAAGACCGCACACTGACCATCACGCTCTGGCGGGGCACCTGGGTCAAGCGGGTCCTCTTCCTATCGGCCGGCACTGCTCCAGACCTACTCTCAGGCAAGGCTCTCTGGGACCGACTCCACGAAGCTGGCACAGCGACGGGCAACAAGCCTCCCTGTGAGGCGCCCTGGACCGTCGATCGCTTCGAGCCCGTGGCAGCCTTCCATCCAGCAGAGGCCCAATGGCTCTCCGACTTCTCGGCCGTCATCGGCTGGGCCTGGCTCGCATATCTGAAACAGACAGAAGAACACCCGGTCCATTGACCGGGTGTTCTTCTTTTTCCCTACCCTAGTCGAAGATTGCAGCAACCGGGTGGTTGAACGGAGCGTCAAAGCCCATCGCTGGCCCCATCGAATAGGGCAGCCGTCCATCCAGGGCCGAGCCAAGGATCGAACCATCCCAGGTGGTCGAGATCCCAGAAGCCGGACCAACACCCCCCATCATGAACAGCGAGGTGAGCGGACGATCCCGCAGGGTCCGGGCCGCGATCTTCATGATGCGGAGCTTATAGCTCCAGAACCACTGCAGACCCATGGTCTCCCGGAAATCCCG